GATGAAGTTGATGATTTAATGTCTGGTTTAAGAATAGAATGGAAATATCCATGGACCGGCGAGGTGAATGATATAAAATCTGGTCTTACATTGCGTGCATATCAAACAGCAGATCCTAAAAAAAGAATGGCATGCTTTTTATCACATTATTGTTTATGGGAAAAAACAGTAAAAAGTGGTAAACCAATGTTAATTTTAGAACATGATGCAATGTTTATATCAAAGAAACCCATACCATTTGATGATATACTTGATTCTGGTTTTGAAATAATTGGAATTAATGAACCGTTTGGTGCAACTCGACTTTCTCAAGTATTTCATGAAAATGTGCAAAAAGAACATTTTTGTAAAAACGATGTTGTAAGAGCTCCGTTAATTGATGATATAAAAGTTCCACAAGGTATTGCCGGAAATAGCGCATATATAATTACACCAAAGGGAGCAGATACCATGATTAAACTTACAAAAGAACATGGAGCTTGGCCTAATGATGCTTTAATGTGTAGACAATTAATTTTTGGTTTAGGTGTAACAAAAACATACTATACAAAGATACAACGAATTAAAAGTACTACGACATTATGAAAGCATACGTCATAACAATAATGAATAATCCAGAGTCGGTACACTTTGCAAATCGTTGTATCGCATCTGCGCCTAAATTAAATATTCAATATTTTAATGCCATAACACCTGACGATGATACTATTAAAATTTTAAATGAAAACAATATAGAAGATTTAAACAATTTTAAAATAGATCAAAAATATTCTAGAATGGAACGATGCATAGCTGCATTTCTTTCCCATCTTCATTGTTGGAAAAAAAGCGTAGAATATAATCAAAATGTAATTATATTTGAACACGATGCAATAGTCACAGGAAACATTCCAACTAATTTAAATTTTAGTAAAGTAATAACACTTGCTAAACCATCTTATGGTAATTATAATACTCCAACGCATTTAGGTGTTGGTCCTTTAACTCAAAAGCCATATTTTGGAGGTGCACATGGTTATATGGTATCTCCAAAAGGCGCAAAAGATTTATTAAAAAAAGCAGAAACAGATGCTGGACCAACTGATGTATTCTTACATTTAAGCAACTTTCCTTTTTTACAAGAATATTATCCATGGATAGTTGAAGCAAAAGATTCTTTTACAACTATTCAAAACGAAAAAGGCTGCAGAGCAAAACATATGTATCATATAAATCCACAAGATTATAAAATAATATGAAATACGATAAAGCATTTTTAACTGGTTGTGATCATAGACACGAATGGATTTTGCCGTGGTTTTTTAAAAACTATAAAAAATATAATGATGCTCCTTTGGTATTTGCAGATTTTGGTGTAAAGAATAGAGATCTTTTAACAGGCAATGTTCATGCTATCATTAATTTAGCAAATACAGCTGAACAAGGTTGGTTTAAAAAACCAAAAGCAATGTTAAACTGTCCAGCAGAAAAAACAGTTTGGATTGACACCGATTGCGAAATACTATCAAACATAGAAGATATATTTGATTTATTAAAACCTAGTAAATTAAATATGGTTGAAGATAAACCATGGACAAAAAGAAGAGGACAATACGGTACTTGGTATAATTCAGGCGTTGTTGGATTTATAGGAAAACCGGTTATATTAAAACAATGGTCAAAATGGATTTTAGAAAGTAATCAAGTCGGAGATCAAGAAGTATTATATGAAAGACTAGATCAGCTCCAAAAACTTACATATATAAATCCATTACCGAATGAATACAATTGGCTAAGAGTTCAATTGGAAAATGATAATGAAAATAGTTGGGATAAAAAAATTATACATTGGACTGGCTATAAAGGTAAAGAAAGAATTAAGGAGCTAATGAATGCCTAGGGTTGTACACATAATTGGAAATGGAGATTCTTCATTACTATATGAAGCGGAACCACGTAAAGGATTAAAATTAGGTTGTAATAGAATAGGGTTTCCCGTTCCTGATATGTTTGCTTCTTGTATCGTTGATTACAAATTTATGCAGGCAATGACAAATAAAGAAATTGATTTACCTGGTCAATGGATTTTAGGATTTAGACCAAAGCACTGGATGGAAATGCATCCAGAATATTATATGAGAGTGTCGCATCAAGTTAAAGAATTCTATACCGAACTTCCAAAATACGCTGCAAATTATACTGATTTTAATTGTGGTCATATGGCAACACATTATGCCGCTAATAAATTAAAAGCTGATGTTATCCATATGTATGGATTTGATTCTATCTTTGATTTTAACTTAAAGAGTGGTACTGATTTTTCACTTAGTTCAGATCGAGGTGGTGCTAATAATTTAAGACTTGCCGATAACTGGAGACCAATATGGCAACATATGTTTAGAGAATTTTCTGACACAAAATTTGTTTTACACTACCCTCACGATAAATTAAAGATTAACATCGATAATAATGTTGAAGTAAAGATGTACGATATGAGTCATAAAAAGCAAAACTTATCTTTTGATCAATTAAGTGAAGCTTAACTATTTACATTTAATTTAAAATATGTTATAATAATATCATGCTTTTTGTAAAAGGTGGACAAAAGAAACAAAGAAAACTAGCTGAAGATGCGGCGTGTTTTGCTATCAATAAACTCTTTCCAAGATTCAAAAAGTATAGTGTTTTATTAAAATTAGATAAATTTAACGATTGCTTTGAGTATGACGATAGAGAATTTGTTATCAACGTCGATAAACAACAAGATCACGATGATTTTTTAACTGCAATATTTCATGAACTAGTTCATGTTAAACAGTACTTAAAAAATCAAATGGATAATTATTCTTTTAGAACAACTACTGATTATTATATGTTACCACAAGAACAAGAAGCTTATTTTTTACAAGAGGAACTTTTAAAGCAATGGGATATAGAGAAGAAGAATTAAAAGCCAAGGGCCAAAAAGCAATGATTGAAGTTGATGAATTAAAACATAAAGTCAGAGCGCTTGAAAAAGAAGTAGCAATACTTCAAGAGCAATTACAAAAAAGTTATATTCGTATAAAAGAATTAAATGATCTAAAAGATGCAATGGTAAGATAAAAATATATAATAACACATATATATAAAACTATGAACGAAACAAAGAAACTTATAAAAAAGGTATCTAAAATGGAATTGGGTAATCCCGCTCTTACTGCAATCGTAGGTCTTGTTGTATTTTATATAGGATTAAAAATGTTCTCTGGTGGAATGAAAGCTATGGGGAATATGGATCATCTTAGTTACTTCACACACAATCCATATTGGATGTTTTTGGGTGGAATTGTTATGACTTTGTTATGGCAATCGTCATCATTATCAACTACAGCAATAATTGCTCTTGTGGCTTCTGGAACTGTTCCATTACCTGCTGCAGTTGCGTGTGTATTAGGTGCTAATATTGGAACTACTGGAACTATATGGTTAGCAGGTTTCTTTGTATCAGATGGTCATATACCTAAAGGCGATACATTAAGAATAGCAATGGCACATACTGGTGTTAATTTATTAATGGCTTTATCACTTTTACCTTTTGTTGGTTATATTGGTAAACTACTATCACGTTTTGGATAATTTTTTTATAAATAAACTGTATGGGAGAGGACCCTTTTTTTTCAAACGTACTGGAGAATTTAATGAAAAAATTACTATTGGCCATGGTAACGGCCTTACTATTACCTATGTCCGTTGCGGCTATCGAATTGGGTAGCACAGGAATAACTTTGGATAATTCTGTCGAAGCAACATGGAGCATCGACAATGAAGATTACGACTTAACATTAGAATCTGGTGTAACTGTACCAGTTTGGATTATGAGTGCAAATATTAATGCAGATTTTGATATCGAAGCATTAATTGAAGATCATCATAATACAGACACGTATAAAGGTTTAGATATCGGTGTCGATTATAGTCTAACATCATTTTTAATGTTAGAATTAGATACTGGTATTGATAATGATTGGGAAAGAGAAGATATTAAATTGTCAGCAACATTCTCATTCTAATTTTAGAAACCCCATAGCAATATGGGGTTTTATAAATATTATATAATGGAGAGTAAAATGAACAGCAAAAAAGATTATAATGAAGTATTAGAATTTCAGGAATTGCTATACCACGTGTTACATCAACACACTAATCAAGCTATAGCCGATGAAATACACCCATCAACCGTACTTAATATTCAAGCAGCTGTATTACTTAAAACAGCTGTAGAATTATATACTATACATTTTCGAAAAGATGTTGATGTTCAAAAAATACTCGACGTAGCCAAAAGTACTGTATCTTCTGTAAGAGATAGAATAGATACAGAAATAAATCCTCAGACATATCATTAGTTACATTAATGTAACACTATAGAAGTTTTTTTAAATTATTTAAAAAAAAGCGTGTACTTTTTCTCAAAAAGTATTATATTAATACTATAACGAGGAGAAAAATATGACATTTACATACGATGATAATACATTTTCAGATTTAGTAAAAGAAGTTTACGGCACAAGAAGTCCTGCTCGTGAATATGGTCATCTTTTTCATTATTATAATGCAACACCTGAAAATAAACAGGTACTATGGGACGATCTTTGTAACGAGCTTGAAGTTCAAATGGCTGAAGATAAGATTCGTAAAGCTGAGCAAGTTGCAGCTTTCGAAGCTAGAATCCATGAGACAATTGTTCTTGGAGCTGGAAACAGAGAAACAGCTCTTCGCTGGATCTTGCAAGGTGACGGTATATCTTTTGATGATCCAGGTTATGCATGTTATTTACTTAATATACCGTATACTTATGAAGATGAATTTAGGAGTATGATATAATGCAATTAGAATTATTTAAAAGTTCATGGGCTACAAATGAAGGGTTTGAAGCTCTTAGAAATCAACTTACTGATTTGTTACCTTTATCTGGTAGGTGTGATAAATCAAGATCAACAAACAAGAAACTAGATAAGTTTCGTACTGCTCAGAATCTATTACATGATTTGTTCAATAATGGTCTTTGCAATCGTAAAGCTCATTTTAGACAATTCTTTGGTTGGGCTCCATTAGGTTTTGATTTTAGTAGAAATCAATGGGAAATGTTTGAAGAAGAACTCGAGCCTACATTTACTCAACTAATGCAGGAAGCTGCTGCTGAACAAAGAAAGTTAGGAAATTTATAATGTCATCACATTTATTACCAGTTTATTTTACGACTACTCGTTATAATCGTAAAAAGAAAAAAAGAAAGTTTAGTAAAGCTCATCAAGATCATGAAAAGTGGCTAAAAAAGATGGGTGTTAAAAAACTTTCTGCATCTGATAAAAAAGATTTATACGATATACCAGATTATTCTGAGCATAAATCTAAATATAAAACATCAGATCAAATACCTGGTAACGGTACAGCAAAAGATAAAAATAAATATACAGGTACAAACATCATGGGTATTGCTACCATGCATAAATCAAATCTTGTGCCAGTAACAAATAAAAAATCGGCAGAAGATATATCCAAAATGAGGAGAGGATAATGAATATCTTATCAAACATAGTAAATGCATTATTATTAATGTTGTTTATTGTGATAACAGTACAGGCAAAACAAATAGATGAAAAACAATTAAAGTGTTTAGCACTTAACATATATCACGAAGCAAGATCAGAACCACCAGTCGGTCGATATGCTGTAGCGTGGGTTACTTTAAATCGAGTAGAACACGAAAAATTTAGAGATACAATTTGTAAAGTAGTTTATCAACCAGGACAATTCAGTTGGACTGAAGATGGTAAAAGCGATAAAGCATATGAAAAAGAAGCATTTAAAGAAGCTATGAAAATAGCTGAAGATGTTTACTATGCAAAAGAAGAAGGTAAAATAGATCCTACAGATGGAGCTACTTTTTATCATGCTGTATATGTCAAACCTAAATGGAGACATAGTATGTCAAGTAGTATTAAAATAGGTAAACACATTTTTTACAGATGGGACGGTACTTGGAAATAAATGGTTTACATTTATAAAAAATTATGATATAGTATTACTATGAGAAAAACAGTTAACTTAACATTTTATACAAAAGAAAACGAGCAATTAGTTGAAATGTTTTCTCCTGATCTAATGAAAAAATTTATTCCAAACTGGTTCAAAGGTTTAAAACATACTCCCGGTATAACAATGAATAATTGTCCAGGTTTTGTAGATTTTTTACAATCTAGCATTGCCATTCCGCTTTGGTCTGATTATAAAATAACATATGAGAAAAGTATAATATTAGATGTCGAATGTCCTGGTGCAAATACTAGTAATAATATACAAGAGTATATACAACAACATACACCGAATCAATGGAACTTTGCATATAAAGATAGTTGTCACGTAAAACTTATGAGTCCATGGTTAGTAAAATCAGATACAGATATTGATTTTATGATGCATGATCCAACGTGGCATAAAGAAAAACAAATGGGTATGTATACGTTAGTTCCTGGTATTGTTAATTTTAAATATCAACCAAGCACTGCAATAAATATGTTTTTAACTCCATCTGAAAAACCAAAGACTATAGAGCTTGAAGCAGGTGCACCAATGGCATATTTGACACCACTTGGTAATGTAAATTTAAAAATTAAAACAGAATTAGTAAGTCATGAAAGATGGAATCAAATGTTAAAGCATAGATTTTCATTTACGAATTTAGCACAAAAAACTAAAAAGTTTATAATGAGGAGAAAATAATATGGTTGTAAGAAAAAAGAAAGTTATAAGAAAAATACCAAAAACTGGATTAAACGCCGTTCCATTTAAAAATGGGTTTCAAAGTACGTTACACTATTTTCAATACGATATCGAGAAGAAACAAGTTGGAGATATAGTGAAAACGTATATAAAAAACAATTATAATAAAGATGATGCACGTCATATATTGTCTCATCCAGATTGGAAATTTTCAACGTATTCGCATTATGGCTGTGTAGCATATTGGTTAAATACAAATCAAGAATTAACTTGTAAAAAATTATCACAGACTGTGCTTGATGAATATCTTATTTCATTTAAAAATTACCTATCTGAATTGATAGAACCAGGTAAAATTATTTTAAAAGAAAAAAAATTAAAAGAGAAAGAAAAAGGTAATATAGTTGTATTATCACCGCAACAAAGATTGCAAAAGAAAATAGGAGATACTATAATACAAGATCTTTTAGAATTAGAAGATGAATGGATAAAAGGAAAAGAAACTTCTTTAAACGTTTATGAACAGTTTAAATTATATGGGCTAAGTGGATCTGCTACTTTACCCGTACAAACGATGGTTGAGGGCTGGTTACTTGATTATGAAGATGCTTATTTTAAAAAGTGTGAACAAGCTGTAGAAAGCTATTCACATTTGAAAAAATCAGAACTCAATCGTCGTATAAACGAATGTCACAGTATGTTAAACGATTTAGCTAAAATTAAACTAGCAACTCGTGCAATGAGAAAAGTAAAGATTAATAAACCTAAATCTGCAGATAAACAAATTAAAAACGTTAACTATAAAAAAGAAGATAACAACTATAAACTAGTATCAATAAATCCCATTCAAATCGTGGGTAGTGTTATGCTTTATACATTTAACACCAAATATAAAGTTTTAACGCAATACGTAACTCGAGCTGGTAATGGATTCGAAATATCAGGATCTACTATTAAAAATTTTAGTAAAGAAGATAGTCGATCAATTACGTTAAGAAAGCCCGATGAAATTTTACCGATTATCATGAGCAAGTCTCAAACTCAGATTGATAAAGAGTGGAATAATCTTACTACAAAAACTACAACGCCAAATGGCAGAATTAATAAGGAAACAATATTATTGAGGGTTAAATGATAGAAAATAATTTTCTTACAAAAAGTAAATTCACTAAGCTTATAGAAAAAACTGTAAGCGATTTAAATATTCCGTATATGGAAGCTATATTGCATGTATGCGATAAAAACGATATCGAACCAGAAGATGTCAAAAAATTTATATCACCAATAATAAAAGGTAAAGTCGAAGCTGAAGCAATGCAGCTTAATTATTTACCGAAATTAAATACATTAGATAGTGCTTTTTCTTAAGAAAGGAGAAAAGATGAGAAAAATAATTTTATTAATAACGTGTGGAATTTTACTAAGTGCTTGTAATACTACATACGTAACACCAAAAGGCCAAAGACTTCTCGGTAATACAGCCATGGGTTGCGTACTTGGTGAAGTAGCATTTGGTGCTTGTGAAGAAGGTGCAGCAATCGGTGCATTTACAACCGTCATAACAGATCAATAAAAGGTTTACATTTGATCAATTATACGGTATAATTATGATATATATTATGTGTTCCGCTTATACAGGAACATTTATATTTCAGTTAATATTTCAGCAATACGGAGAAACATACAATGTCATTCGAAAATTTAAAAAGAAATAGAGATCAAATCTCAAAACTACTCAAAGCCGCAGAATCAGATGGTGGTAAGAGTGAAAAGAAATCATACGTCGACGATAGGATTTGGAAACCAACAGTTGATCAAGCTGGTAATGGTTATTCTGTTATTCGTTTTTTACCTGCAGCCGAAGGTCAAGAATTACCATGGGTAAGATTTTGGGATCATGGTTTCAAAGGCCCGACTGGTCTATGGTATATCGAAAACTCTTTAACTTCTATCGGTCAAACAGATCCAGTCGGTGAGTTAAATTCAAGACTATGGAATTCTGGTAATGAAAAAGATAAAGAAAGAGCTCGAAATCAGAAACGTAGATTGCACTACGTTGCAAATATCCTTGTAAAATCCGATCCAAGTAACCCTACAAATGAAGGTAAAGTTTTTATCTTTAAGTTTGGTAAAAAGATCTTCGATAAAATTATGGATGTGATGCAACCAGCATTTGCAGATGAAGATCCAATTAATCCATTTGATTTTTGGGAAGGTGCAGATTTTAAACTTAAAATTCGAAATGTAGAAGGTTATCGTAACTATGATAAATCCGAATTTGCAAGTCAAAATGCATTAGCAGATGATGATGCCAAACTCGAAGAAATTTATAACAGAGTTTATAATCTACAAGAATTTGTCGAACCTACAAACTATAAAACATATGATGAGCTTAAAGAAAAACTCATGAAAGTTTTAGGTGAAGACACTGTTTTAATGGGAACGCCGACTATGAAACAGGAAGTTCAAATGAATGAACCTGTAGAAGCACCTATTCAAAACGTTACAGAAATATCTGAGGCTTCTACTTCGAATGAAACGGAATCTGAAGATGATACAATGTCTTACTTTGCGAAGTTAGCACAACAAGGTTAGGGTTGTTACTTAATAAACACGCGAGGGGCCATGGTTAGCCCCTCATCAAAAACCTCTTAATCTTTTTCTAAGATTTTCCATTTCCTCATCATAATCATCAAAATTAATATCATTATGTTTTATCATTGCATCAATTGCTTTCCAATCAGTTGGTTCGATTTCGTGAGTGTTTTCTTCGATGAACAAAGCCGTTAACTGTGCAATAAGCCATATCGATCCACCGATCCCTACAATATATAAAAAGATTATATAAGCAGTCATTTAGTTTCGATCGAGATCGAATCCATTTGTCAATCCAGAATTATCTGATGCATCTTTAGAAATTGTAGGATTAGCGTCTAATGCGGTATGATTAGTTTGACTAGTACTGTTATTATCTCCTCCAACAATTACTGGAGATCCATTTGCGGCGTTTTGTTCTATAGCTGCTTTTAATTCAATAATACCATCTGATAATGTTTGATTTCTCATTATTAATCTATCTAATTGTCTAAATTTATCTTCGCCTATTTCTCTTCCAGCTCCTATTTGTGCAGCTATTCTATCAAATCTGTCTTGAGAAAATTTAGTTATTTCACCAGACAAAACCTTATCATAAAACTGTTGATCTACTGCACTTAATCCTCTACCGGATCTATTAACCATTCCTTCTAAATCTTTTTGCAAAGTTTTTATTATTTTTTTGTTATCGTACTTTTCAATATTCATACTTTTTAAAGATAATTCTTCTGCAGTTTTTTCTTCTTTTTTAAACGGATTAAAGAAATTAATTAATGCTTTAAAGAAATTTTTAATCATTCCTTTTATTGAATTAAATGTTTCTTTTGCAACTCCAACCGGATCTTTTACAAATTCAACAAGTTTTTCAAATACTTTAAATGGAAAACCAACAATCGATTTAATTAAATCAACAAAGCTAAAGTCTTCAACGTATTTTAATATTGCGCCGGAATATGTTGATTCGTCAATTTCACCAGTTTCTTTATTAACGCCAATACCTAAAAACTTTAATAGTTTTACAAATCCTGTTTTAATAAGATCTAATGGAGCTCCAAGAAAATCACCGATAAAAGCCTTTAATGCTTCTTTTGTTTTTTCATAAGTGCTGCCTTCAGTTTTAATAAATGTATCAAAAGCTGTAAATGCTGAAAACAATATACCCAAAGGCCATAATATTCTACCAGCTAGTCTAAGTACGCCACCAGTGGCTTTTCCTACCGGGCCAGCAACAGCGCCAACTCCTGTTAATCCGAATTGTCCTAAAAATTTAAGAGTCTTTGCGAAAGGACCTGCTATATATTTTTCTATGCCAGTTGCAATAACACGTATTGGATATAGTAAAGTATTAATTCCTCTCATAAATCTATTTGCAATATTAATAGGCGCTGCTTTAAATTTACCAGAAGCACTATCTTTTACTACCATTTTAGATCCATCTGGATTTAATCCCATTGAAAACATTAAATTAGCAAGTAATCCTGCTTTAACAGATTTTAATCCATTTAATATTTGAGTTGTTAATGGTGTTTTTAAACCACTACCTGGTTGATTAAATTTTTTTAATGTTAAATCAAATCCTAAAAATTTTAAAATATTAAATTTTAATCTTGATAGTTTAAATGTTATGTATTTTGTAAAAGATCCAAATGCGCCAAATGATAATATATCAAGAACTTTTGGAATTAAAGTAACTGGAAAAAACATCAACGCTTTACTTAAACTTTTAATATTTTTTAAAGCTGACACCTCCCAACCTCTTAATCCAGATATAGCAGCTGTTACTGCGCCTATACTTGCAAGAATACCACTTAATCCTAATAATGGTGGAAGATCAATTTTTTTACCAGGACTTGATTTTATTTTATTTGTATTTCGACTTGTTTCGCGAGAAGATTCAAGTTTATCCATAGCAATTGCTTCAAGAGATCTTTGCATTCCTTTAAATATATTAGTCATCGTGGTTTGAAGCATTGCAACTTGATCGTTCAAAAATGCTAATTGAACAGTATTTTTATCCTGATTCTTTTGAAGTTGATTTATTACGCCTTTTAAATCGTCAGCCATTTTTAGTTGTCTCTTGTCTTAATTTTTCTTCTTTTAAATGTTGTTCTAATAATGATAAATAAATCTCTCTTTCGTATGGGATCATTTCCTCTATCTCAGTAAGTGAATAATGATAATGATGAAGCAAAAGAAAATTTGTTTTATAATAATTTTCTAAACTCTCATGAGATAGAGCTAACCTAAAAAATTTGAGACGCCCTCCACTACTTGTTTATTCTTATGTCCACAACTTACACAATCAAATTCTAAAGTATGTTGTAGCTTTGGTATATTTTCAATAAAATCTCTTACCTTTCCAAATTGACTAGAATTCATAGATTCCATAAACTCTTGTAATTCTCGTTTGCTAACCTCTTTTAAATTTATTCTTTCGTCATCGGTTATAATTGTTTTAAAACAACTTTGCATTACTACAAAAATTTGATCAGCAGTTGGAGTATCACCCATTACGACGTCTGATCCAATTAAATCATTAAAACTAGGCCAATCTACTTCCAATGTTATACTATCGTCTAATTTAATTGTTTTATTAACTTCAGGTATATGTATTTTTATATCATCAAGTCTAACATCAATTTCATTTTGTGTTTTACATTCTGAACACTCTAAACTTACTTTTGCAGTTTCTCCGACACTTTTTGATCTTATTTGTAAAAACATATATTCAATATCAAAAGATGTTAATTGATGTATTTTTACTTCATCTTTTACACAACTTCTAATTGTATCTAAAAGAGAAGAAAAGACAACTCTATTGTCTTTTGATTCCATTGCAGTTAACAATGTTTTTTCTTCTTTCATTAAAAAAGGTCGATATCGAACTTCTTTATTCATTGATGGTATAATCATATTATAATTTACATCATTATTCAATCTTGGTAAAGCCATAATTTCTCCTATAATTTAAAACTAATTTGAGAGTTTCCATTTCTCTTAAAATTAGTATACGACATTTGAATATTCAACTCAACAAATGCGTCTGGTTGATTATTAAATTCTATTGCACTAATCGTAGTAGGAAATGCGTCTATTAATTCTACTGAATATACAGATCTTCCGACGTTAATTCCAGATTTTGCGGTAAGTGAATTTAAAAAATTTGTGACATCGATACCGATAGGTAATGAACCTACTTGAATATCAAAAGCTGTTCTTGGTATTGAATTACTCAATTGATGGATGACGACTTTAGCTTGATAAGAATTTTTATAATTTGCTATTTGTCGATCTTCGTTGATTATAAAATCTTTCCATCTATCAAAATATCTTTTTACGTAATAATCGTTAGTTAATAAAAAAGTTAATGACACATCATCAACTGCATATCCGTATGCTATCTTTTCAAACTCCATACCGATTCGTCTATCTGTAGTTAATATTTGTTTACTTGGTATTGAAGCATTTGTACATAAAATATTTAATGGATCACTTGCTCGGCTAAATCCTGGTAAAGATGGTAATTCAACAAGAAAATTATTTGGTCTTGCAATGCCACCACGTGATGCTACTGTACTTTTAAGATTATCTATTGATGCTACCATTATAATCCACCATATAGTTTTCTTGAATCTTTGTATACTTTATTTGCACTTGCACCTCTCCAATCTGCCATCGGTAAAAAAGTTGCAATTTCCCATTCTGGTTTTTCAACAAGTGCAAATCGACTTTTAACGTGTGCAGTTAGATAATGTTTTAATGCAGGTTTTAAAAACTTTTCGGGTATCTTACCGCCATTTCCAAGCACAACGTCTAACATCTTTGCTCTTAATACCGGTGGTAAGTAATGTAAGTTAACTCCTTTAAATCCGCCTTTAGCCGGTCCCATCATAATTACTAATGGAAACCCATCAAAGTATGGTAATGTTGCTTTATGTTTTGCATCATAATAATACATGTACATATTACCGATAGGCGATGCAGATCGATCAGGTCTGCTTTTTAAACTTAATGCATCATCTTGCATGATATCTCTACGATTATTAATAGTTCTACCACGAAATAATTGTCTCGCTTTTTGACTAAACCAACGAATAGATTCTTTCGTTCGCGGTGTAATACCAGCGCGAAACGCTTCTATCTCCATTTGTCTAAATAAACTTTCTCCAGCCATATCGTTATTTATAATTATTTTTTACGTTTTCTTCGATATGGTCTAAATCGTTTTAACGGTTTCAATTTACCAGGCATTGCCTTTGGTAACAATCCCATTTCTTGTAATGTTTTTTCTGTCCATATTTGAAACTCCCAACCGCGATCTTTACAAAAAGTTTCTGCTGCTTCCCACTTATTCATATTTTTAACGTATGTAAAACCTTCTACGATATATTTCTTCGTGCGTTTAGGACCGGTCGGTGGTGAAGTTTGATCTTCTGGTTTAATCTCAACTAACACTGTTTTATCTTCAAATACTATTTTTATATCAGGAAAATACTTGTGATAACGTTTATCTGCTTCATAATAATACGGTATTATGATTTCTTCTGATGACCATTGTTTTACGTTAGGATTTTCATCGCACCATTTGAATACATGTCTTTCCCATAAAGAACGATAAATGATATTATCAAAATCACCTTTATACTTCTTAATGTTCTTTACTTTAAACTTGCCAGAATATGCCATAATTTGATATAAATAGTTTTAAATTTATTTATAATAGGTCACACAATGCCAGAACCGGGTATAAACACAATTAATTTAGGTAATCCATTTAGCTATGGCGGTGGAGCAGTAAAGTTTCCAATTGACACTCATGCACAAGTTGGATCACAGATTGTATTTCAAGCTATAAGAATAGAAGCTCCTGAAGCACCGATTAAATTTACTTCTAGTAGTACATTTAAAGATATATTTCAAAATCCGGGCGAATCAGCCTTAGATACCGTTGATCTTCTCACATCAAGTCTTAAAAATGCTAAAGGTCAAAAAATATTTCCTATAGCCAATAATAGGGTACAACTGTATTTACCTATATCATTTCAAGTTAATGATGCATTTCAATACGATAATGCTGCTTTAGGCGCAGTAGGTGGTGCAATTGCCAATGTGCTACAAGGAAATTCCGCAAGTGGAACAGTCGGTGGCGCATTAGCAAATGCTTTGGGTGCAGGTGCAGCATCTTTAAAAGATTTCTTTTTTGGTGGTGCATATACTGGTGAAGCCGGTAGAATTGCCGCAGCAGTAGGTGCAGGTGCGATTAACTTCGCATCTCTCGGTATGGGAGCAGGCATCTCAGATGCGATTCAATTAACTGCAAGAGTTACAATTAATCCAAATTTAAGAACTAAGTTTAACGGTGTTGCAATTCGAGAATTTGCATTTCAATTTAAATTTATACCTAAGAGTCAAAGAGAATCTGCGGCTATAAAACAGATTATTAAATTTTTTAGATTTCACGCATATCCAGATGAAATACCGGGCGGTGGTCAATTTCCTATTGCATTAGAATATCCGAATTTATTTAAAATAAAATTAAAAAGTCAAGTCGGAGGTAGATTTCGAAATGTTGGAACTCCAATTAAATATTGCTATCTTAGAAATATATCAACAGTCTATAATCCTACTAGTCCTGTTTTACATCCAGATGGTGCACCTAATGAAATTGATTTAAATTTAAGTTTTACAGAATACAAAACTCTATCTCGTCAAGATATTGTCAATGAAGATAATGACGCTGCATTTGACGCAGAAAATGAGTTAAATTTAAGTAATGAACAAATTAGGGATATTGTTATAGATTCTCTAGATCCCGATGATAATGTAGGAGTTTGATATGTATTTTAAAAATTTTCCAATAGTAGATTATTTTTTTGGCGAAGAAGGTTTGTCGAATCGTATTGAAAACATCGGTATATTTTCAGATGTTATAGATCAGATTAAAGATGCAACAACTGCATATCAAGATTATTATATTCTGCCAGACGAAAGACCAGATCAAGTTTCTTTCAAACTATATGGTAGTATTAATTTTTACTGGACATTTTGGTTAATGAACAATCATATACGAGAACAAGGATGGCCTTTATCAAATACAAAAATATACGAATATGCGATCGACAACTATACAGAAAAAGTTCTCGATACAAAAACAGTATTAACTGACAAATATGCAATAGGCGAAAGCGTTGAAGGCCTTACCAACTTTGCAACTGGAACTGTAGTACATCGTAATTTAGATCTTGGTCAAATATGGGTTAAGAGTACAAATAATAAATCATTTCAAGCTGGTGAAATTGTTCGTACCACTACAACCGTTGTCGATGAATTATTAACGGTACGTGCAACTTCGGATCGACTTAATGCAGTGCATCACTATGAAAATGCGGCTGGTGAGTATGTTGATATTGATCCAAACGTAGATAGGCCTGCAATATTTACAGAAAAAACTTGGCTCGATGAATTGACTAGACAAAACGATAATTTAAAACAAATTAAAATTATCAAAAAAGACATAATTGGAGAAGTGGTTAAATCATTTAATGCAGCCATAAGATCGTAATGACAAGTACAATATCACCATATATAATAGCAGGTATTATGTTACAATCGCCTAGGTTTGGTCAAGCGATTGACTTAGTTGGCATGTTTGTTTCTTGTGACATATTTGAAGATCTAGATAAACCTTATATAACTGCAGATTTAATTTTAAACGACGATAAAAGTTGGTATGAATCTACTGATATTATCGGCGGTGAAACTATTACGTTAATGATTAGATCTAATAGAGATAAGATTGACAATTCTGAAGTTACATTAATTAAAAAAACATTTTATATTCATTACGTTTCTGTTCAGCATCGAGTAAGTGAACACCAACAAATTTTGATGTTGCATTTGATTGAAGATGTAGGTTATGTTTCAAATTTACAAAACGTAAATTTACCTTATGAAGGTAGAGGTGAAGATATTATAAAAAATATAGCAGAAGATTTTTTAATTTTAGAAAAACCAAATGGAAATTTTACTGGTACTACATCTAGAGCAAAAGAAGTATTATACACCAACCCCAGTGGTGTAGGTGATAGAAAAAACTATAAGCTTATAGTACCAAATTTAAATCCTCTGCGTGCAATGAAATGGATTTGCAATAATATGGTAAATCAAAATGGTTCTCCATTTTATTTATTTTCTACTTTTGTTGGAGATAAAATTATATTAGCACATCTACAAGATTTAATACAAACTCCTGCATTAAATAGAGAATCAGAACCATTTATCTTTTCTCCAAGTACAGCAGCTTCTCCACCCGATATGGAATCAACTAGGGCTATCATGAATATGAAGATAGGTCAATCTGAAGATTTATTTAAATTAATTAAAAATGGAAACGTAGGTGCGTCATATACAATCATAAATGGTGCAGCTCCTAATGCGACTACAGAAGTAGAATTTGACTTCGATCTTAGAAAAGATACTTTAGAACCTTATCTACAGTTTCATCTACCTGAAAATGCAAGACAAAAAGATCCTGCGTATTCTCCTAGATTTACGTATCAAGGCACTCCATTCAATGAACTTAAAAGTAGAAATATTACATTATTTGGTGGTAGCAATCCATATAGAGAAACTACATTGCCTGATGGTGAGATCGGTGAATATCCTTTGGCTTTAGGTGAAGGATATAACGCGGCTGATTATAAAATGTTCGTAATTGCAAAATCTTTTGATGCTTTATTTAGAAAAAATCCATTAACAATTAATTTAAACGGGATTGAATTTATAAATGGTGATCGACACGCTACGATAGGAAATTCAATTCACGTACAATTTCAAAAATCAGATGATCAAAGACCTCGAGGAGAAAAGATAGCCGCACCACTTGATCGAAAATTGTCTGGAAAATATTTAATATATAGAGCAAGACACATATTAAAACGAGAAAAATATGATATGTCATTTACGTTAGCTAAACTTACAAATATAAATGAAGGTGGAGATTGATATATGAGTTTTTATGGAGATAATTCTCGTTGGTTTATTGGAGAAGTTAAAAGTATTAGCGATCCGATTAGAATGGGTCGCGTTAAAGTTCGTATATTTGGTGTACATGCAGATGACGAACAACTTATGCCTGATGATAAATTACCGTGGGCTCAAGTTTTAGCACCAGTAACAGAAGGTGGAACTCCTAATCAAGGTAATTTTTTGGGTATACAACCGACAGCGAGAGTATTTGGTGTATTTCTTGATGGAACAAATTCACAAATGCCTCTTGTTCTAGGATCTATACCTCATAGTGAAAAATGGGTATCAAAAGGCGGTATTCAATCTCATGTTACAACAGATATTAATGCGCAGAGTTTAACGAATGAAGTGCAAGATGGATATGTTCAAGATGATGCAGAAGCATTTGACGAAACAATAGTAAAGCATGAAGTATTCGATCATGAAACAAAAAAACAAGAAACAGAAGGAATAGATGAACCCTTACAAACAAATGTAAGAAAAAACGTTTATCCAAATAATAAAGTTAAAAGAACCACGAGTGGTCATGTTATTGAGATTGATGATACGCCTGGTGCAGAAAGATTGCATGTGGTACATAAAACTGGAACATCGATTGAAATACAACCTAGCGGTGATGTTGTAACTCATCATAAAAATGGTTTAAGAACAGTCGTAGGCGATGATAGATTAAAAGTTACAGGTAACGTTGAATGGGTTGTCAATGGTAATCTTGATATATCTGTATTACAAAATATCAATCTTATGTCTGCCGGCAATTTACAGGTTATTACAACTGGTAGACAAGATTATCACTCGCACGGGAACATGTCGCATTTTTCTAAAGGACAACATACACTTGCTAGTGAAACAGCAATTTTATCTGGAACAACAAAAGCAGATATAAGAGGAGCAAGAGTTGATCTTGCGACTAATGATCCGGTGACTGTTGCTCTTGAAAGCTTTAAATTAAGAGGAGTAGAATCTCCGGCATTTGCAACTGCAGGTGGCATGGTAAATACACCGGTTGACGATAATGGAAATTCATTAGGTCCGACTGATCCAGATGCAGGTCCGATGTCGCCTGGTTCTACAGATCTTGGACCTCCAGGTGATTGTACAAGAAAAAATATAGGAGCATCATCTGCAATAGGTGAATCAAATAACGATCCAGGAGCAATTAGTAGTAGAGAACAACAAAATACAGATGGCTTTTCTTATGGTACATATCAAATATCTACAAAGGTTGGTAGAATGCAAGAGTTTATTGACGCTTTAAATAATCCTAATGGATTGGGTGGTAGAGATCCTAAGTATTTAGAATACGGTAGAAGATTAAACGAAGCCGGAGGTAATTCAGCAGCAGCAAATAGAACTACATTATTTGAAAGAACTTGGAAAGAAATGGCTTATGATAATCCAAGTGATGGAAGTTCTTTTGCTCAAGCACAACATGATTTTATACAAGCAACACATTATGATGTTGCAGTAGAAAAACTCAAAGCTGCAACTGGTATCGATCCATGTGCAAGAAATAGAAGTAACGGATTGCAAGATGCAATATGGAGCACCTCGGTTCAACACGGCCCGCATGCAGTTACAGGTATTGTAAAGAACGCGCTTGCAAGAACTGGTAAAACGGCTGAAACTGTAACTGATGCAGAATTAATTTCAGCAATATACGATGAACGCATGTCAGATAATGGATTTACTTATTTTCACGGATCAACCCCTGGCATCAGAAAAAACATAGTTAAAAGATTTAAAAGAGAAAAACTTCTAGTTTTGCAAGAAGCAGATAAAACATTAGAAAATTTAGCTACTGAAACAGCTTCGAGTACTGCAAGTGTAAAAGGATTTTATGGTGGATAATGCCAGAAATATGTAGACAAGATGATACTTTAAATACCGGTCATGCATGCGATGCAACATCAACTCTTGCTGCGCCTGGTCAAACTAAAGTATATGCAGAAAATAAATTAGTTGCACGTAAAGGAGATAATACTAATAGTCATAATACTCAAACTGGTACTGATGAAGATGGAGATCCGATATGTACACCACATACTGCATCAATAAGTGGTAGTTCATCTAAAGTTTACGTAGTTGGTGAATTAGTTGCAAGAGTTGGAGATGCAGTAGATGCCGGTACTTTAACGTCTGGATCTTCAAAAGTCTTTGCTGGTTAGTATAAATACAAGTTAAAAGGAGAAAGTTAATGTCGTGCACATGCAACGGAAAATGCAAAAAGTGTAATCATGACTGTCATTGTGAAAAACAATGTGAAGAGTGTGTTAATGATGTTTGTACTGGTTGTGAATGTGAAAAGTGTAATTGTTAATGCCTAGAGTTTTTTCACAAGAAGACGGTGGTTTAGATAACGCAGCCATAGTTACAAGCCGAAAGAAAGTCTATAAAGATATAGATCTTACTTTTGCTGTGAGAACGATGGGTGATGTTTTTAAAAAAACAGATGCAGCATCAGTTAAACAAGCTGTAAAGAATTTGTTATTAACTAATCATTTTGAAAAACCCTTTACACCTTTCTTTGGCGGCAATTTGCACTCTTTCTTGTTTGAAAACATTGAAGATTTAGACGAAATGGAAATTATGGATCATGTAAGTGCTGCGATAAACAATTACGAACCAAGAGCAATTATGAGATCACTACAAGCTAAGGCGCGACCTGATAATAATTCTATAGAATTAATTATAAGATTCCAAATTATTAACACATTTGAAAACGTAGAATTAAATGTAGAACTTACGAGGTTAAGATAATGGCTACAACAATCAAATCATCGGGTTTAGATTTTGACACGATAAAAGAAAATTTAAAAAATTATTTTGCACAACAATCAGAATTTGCAGATTATGATTTTGAAGCTTCGGGTTTAAACAATATATTAGATGTTCTTGCATATAATACCCATATCAACGGTCTAACCGCGAACTTTGCATTAAACGAAGCATTTTTAAATACTGCACAATTAAGATCATCTGTATTATCTCATGCTGCAAACTTAGGTTATTATCCAAGATCAAATACGTGTTCTCAAGCAGTTGTTAACATAACCGCAAATACAACCGATACCATTACAGGAAGCGCAACGCTTCCAAGATTCAGTTCTTTTTCAACATCAATTGACGACGTTACTTATACTTTTAGCACGACAAGTGAAACAAGTGCACTGAATGATGGATCAGGCGGATTTACATTTAAAAATCCAGATGGAACAAGTAATATTGTTATTAAAGAAGGAATACAAAAAACTAAAACATTTTTAGTTGGTAATCAATCTGACAATGCAGTTTATATTATACCTGATACAAACGTAGATACCTCAACACTTGTTGTTAGAGTGTTTGATAATGTGGGTTCACAAAGTTTTACTGAATTTGCAGATATTCGTAATGCTGTTAATATTACACCGACTTCGAAAGTTTATATTGTAAGAGAAGCTCCTAATGGTTTTTATGAATTAATATTCAGTGAAGGTAATGTATTAGGACAAGCTCCAGTTGCTGGTAATCAAATTGTCGCGACTTATCTTTCAACAAAAGGTGGAACTGCAAATAACGCATCATCATTTACTGCAATCAATAAGATATCAATAGGTGGTGCGAATTATAATTTAACTACAACAAAGGTTTCAAATTCAGCTGGTGGTGCAGATAAAGAATCACTTGATTCAATAAAGTTAAATGCACCTACTGCATTTGCAGCTCAGCAAAGAATGGTTACTGCCGAAGATTATAAAACATTAATCATTGGAAGATACAATAACGTTTTAGATGATGTTATTGCATGGGGCGGTCAAGATAATATACCTGCAACATTCGGAAACGTTTATCTAAGTTTAAAATTTAAAGATGGTATTGCTGCAAACATACAACAAGAAACAAAAGATTCGATTAAATCAAATTTTGCTGCTAACTTATCGATAATGTCAATCGATACTGAGTTTGTTGACGCAACCGAAACGTTTATGGAAGTTAACGTTAAATTTGATTTTGATCCGGATTTAAGTGGAGATACTGTAAATTCTACACAAATTAAAATTAAAAACAAAGTCGGTGAATTTTTTGCGGCTAACTTAGGATTGTTTGGAAGAACTTTCAGAAGATCTGCATTATTGTCTGAACTTGATGCATTATCACCAGCGGTTTTAAATAGTAGTGCAACTGTTAATCTACAAAGAAGAATATCGGCACCTACAGATTTTCAATTTAATGTTTCAGCGCCGGTATCAGTAGAATTTCCTGCAAGACTTGCATTACCAGACGATGAATTACATATTGTTAATTCGTCGATCTTTACATTTAATGGAGTTTTAGCAAGACTTCGAAATAAATTAGGTACCACAACATTAGAAATCGTTGACGTTAACACGAGTGGTGTACTAAATGAAAACGCTGGAAGTTATGATCGTTTAAATGGTACAGTTCGTTTAGATGATACTTTTAATATTAGTGCACATGAAGGTGCTTTTATTAAAATAAGTGCAACACCTGATAATCAAAGTACGGTGAAACCATTAAGAAGTCACATTCTAAAATATGATAGAGATACTTCTCTTTCTGCCGGTACTATCGATACTCAAAATACATTAGCGGTAATTACAACATAATATGGCTCATACAGTAAAAGATTATAATCGGAGAAATATAACTTTAACAACGTCTAAAGTTGGTGAAGTTGTACCTGAATATTTTGGTGAAGAAAATTCTAAATTAATTCAATTTTTAGAAAAATATCAAGATTTTTTAGACAGCGATCAAGCAAATGGTTTTGGTTACAAGATTAAACAACTTATTCATGCAAGAGATGCAGATAGAGTTGATGAAGAAGAACTTGATTCAATCATTGAAGAAATAGGTAATGGATTAAAATCGGCATCATTCTTTCAAAAACCAAGATTAATGACTAAACTTCTTGGTGATTATTATAGAGCAAAGGGATCATTTAACTCAGCTCAAGGTTTTTTTCGTGGTTTTTTTGGTTTAGAACCTGAAATAAGTTATCCTAAAAAAGATATATTTACAATTGGTGAATCTAATATTGGATTTGAAGCACAAAAGTTTTTAGTAAATGCTGGCATCTATCAAGTCTTTTCAATACTAATTAAGTGTGGTATATCTACATTAGATTATGAAACATTATATAAAAAGTTTGTACATCCTGCAGGATTTCATTTTGCAGGTGAAGTTATTGCGGTAGACGAAGGTGCATTAGATGTAGGAGTTCCAAGCGGAGAATTTCTTATTGATCCTCTTGAACCCGATAGTCCGGATTTAAAAGTTGTAGATCAAGCATATGTTACACCTCTTACTGGTTTCAGATCAGATGGGACAGTGCAACAAGACGTTGCGCCTACTATACCATTTAGAGAACTTACAATATTACAAGATTCTGGTGGTGATACTACTTATATAACAAATGATACTTATAGAATTGATCCGTACGGAACTTCAATAACAGATATTCTAACATTAGTATCAGGTAATTTAAATAAATTTTATTCGAATATTGCAGAAATACTTACGCCTAACTCATTTACGTTTGATGATAGTGATACCGGTTTAACTGCAGCAAATGCAAGACCTGATTTCTCATTAACACTAGAAACAATGGATGATGATAAGTTTACAACATATTTGAGCGATTCTGCATATTAACCTTTATAAATAACATAAATCAAGAGTGAAACATGGCAAAACAAGTAATAGCAACAGGTAGCGCAGCAAACGACGGAACCGGAGATACACTACGATCTGCTGGTACGAAGATTAATTCTAATTTTACAGAATTATACGATATGCGTGGAAGAGTAACTAAAACAGAAACTACTGCCTCTATTAATAATGGAGATCAAGATAAATTAACTTTTGCTCCTGCTGATGTTGGTAAATCATTTGTATTGCATGAAATTAAACCGAGTGCGGCTTCTTATATTAAACTTTATACAGATTCAGATTTTCGTATAGCCGATATTGGTAGAAGTACGTTAGCCACTCCAGTCGGTGAAGGTTTAATAACTGAATTTGTAACTCAAGCAGATAGCGCTGTCAGATTTACGCCTGGTATACTTGGTTATACAGATTCTGACAACGTACTAGGAGTTTCAATGCAAGTTAAAAATTTAAGTGGTGGAACAGCTGCAATAAGCGTACGTTTAAAAGCGTTAAAATTAGAGATATAGGAATAATACCATGACTGCTATAGCAACAGAAGCTTTAAAATTTAATTTTGCTGAATTACTGCATAAAGAAATTATAAACACGACTGATAGTAATCATTTCTATATCGGTATTGGTAAAAGTGATCAATACGATAGTGCTTCTGATAATACGATCGATCCTGTAAGAGTGAAAAGAGATGAACAAGAAGCAAGATATAATCTAGAATCGATTATCAAAGTTTCTGAAACTGCTATGACTTTTACTGTTCCAAGAAATAACTGGATAAGCGGTACTATATATTCTGCGTATAATGATAATCAAGTTGGATATCCAGCTCAGCCGTATTACGTAATTACTGAAGACCAACAAATTTACATCTGTTTAGCAAATAATCGTAATACTTCTGGAGTTGCTCAACCTTCTACTATAAAACCAAGTTTTTCTACTGAAGGTGTTGGTAATCATCAAGCATTTAAAACTGCTGATGGCTATATTTGGAAATACTTATATGAACTTTCAGTTGTTAAAGTAGCTGCATTTTTATCTTCTAATTTTATGCCGGTTGCAGTATTTGATTCTGCTACAGCATCTGGTGCAGCTGAACAAGATCAGGCTAAAATAAGAAAAACGGCTAAACCAGGTCAAATTATAGGTGTTGAAGTTGTAGATCCAGGTGCTGGTTATTCAAGTACACCAACTTTAAACATTATTGGAAACGGAACAGGTGCTGCAGGTACCGTTACGCTTAATGGTACGACTGTTGGAAAGATCGATATGAATTGTGTTGTAAGTGATTCTGGATTTGGATCTGGTTATGACTTTGCTCGAGCACAATTATCTGGTGGCGGAACACCAAGTAAAGAAGCAATATTACGTCCGATACTTGGTCCAACGAAGGGGTTTGGTCATGATCCAAGGAAAGATTTAAAATCATCTTCCTTAATGTTTAATGCAAAACCTGCGGGCGCGCAAAATAATAACTTTTCAATAACGACTTCAGGCACATTTGGTGGACAATCAGATTTTAGACAAATTACTTTATTTAAAAATTTAGATTTTGAAGACAGCGCAGTAGCAGGAAATAGAGTTCAACTTACAGATGCAAGAGCAAATCGAATTGTAACATTAACAACAAAACCTGCATTTGTTAAAGACGAAAAAGTAACAGGACAAACAAGTGGAACTGTAGCACATATCGATCACATAGATAGTACAGGCGGTGGAGCATTACAAATTCACTATCATTTTAATCACAGATCAGATTTTAGGCACGGTACGTTTTCAGGATCTGAAGTTATTCAAGGTAACACATCAGGCGTATTTGGAACAGTAGATTCTGATAGTCAACCAAAGATAGCCAACGTTGGCGCTATTAATCGGTTTAGCGGTGATGTACTGTATATTGATAATAGATCAAGGATTATAAGATCTGCTTCACAAACTGAAGATATAAAAATTGTACTTACAATATAGTAGAGATAAAAAATGGCAACAAATCTTTCAAATGTAACTTTCAGCAACGTTTATAAAGACGACTTTGCAGACAGTGATAATTTCCATAGAATATTATTTAATAGTGGTAAGGCATTACAAGCTCGTGAACTTACTCAAATGCAAACCATTATTCAAAAAGAAATCGAAAGATTTGGTTCAAATATATTCAGACAAGGTGGAGCGGTAACTGGCGGTGGTTTAACAATTGACAATAAACAAGAATTTGTAAATCTCGCAACGAATCAATTACCGGCCGATCCTTCTACACTTGTTGGAAAATACTATAAGGATAATACAAATAATTTAATTATTAGAATTAAAGAAGTTTTAGTAGCCAACGCGACTACATCTGATATTTCTATTGATGGTGCAAGTGCAGTTAACCATAATGTAGATACATTAATTATCGAATATATTAGTACAAGTTCAGGTACAGCCGGAACGACACCGGTAAGATTACAAGCCGGTAATATGCTACAAAGGATAGTTGCTGCTAATGATACAACTTTAGTTAACGATACTCCAAATTATCCAGATATGGCAGTAACAGCCGGTCATCCAAGTACAGGTCAAAACATATCTGGTTTAGGATTAAAAGCAAACATCGATAAAGGTAGTTTTTTCGTACAGGGCCATTTTGTATTTTGTAAAGCGCAATCAGTACACATACAAAGATTTTCTGAAAGACCGAATACAATCCTAGGATTTCAAATAGCAGAACAGATTATCAATACAGATGATGATGTTTCTTTGTTTGACAATCAAGGTGCGGCTCCAAATTTATCCTCTCCTGGTGCAGATCGTTATCGTATAAGTTTAACACTTACAACAAAAGCAAATGCGGGATCGAATAATTTTATTTACCTAGCAAACGTAGTAAATGGTAAACTTTCAGACGAAATAAACTTAGATAATTCATATAAGCAATTACAAGAAGTTTTAGCTCTTAGAACAAAAGAAGAGTCTGGTAATTATATCGTTAAAAGATTCGATTTAAATCCGTCTGAAGTAACATCTACAAAGATAAATTTTAACGTATCCGATGGTATTGCTTATGTTGATGGATATAGATTAGATTTAGATGCAAAAAGTTTAGAAGTTGATAGACCAACCACGACTCAAGAAGTTGAAGGCGAATTAGTTAGCGCTAACTTAGGCAATTATGTTGTCGTTGCTGGTGATCATCCAGATGATTCTGCTAGCTTAGAAAATAATAATATACCAGACATATCTAATTTTCAAAAGTTAAATTTATATGCAGCATTTTCTGCAGGACAGGGAACAGCTGGAGGTAATGTTGCAGATCATTCAACTTTAGTTATCGGATCAGCTCGTTGTCGAGGACTTTATAGAGAAACAACTGGTAGATATAGAATGCATTTATTTGATGTGCGAATGAAACCGAATCAATCATTTTCTTTTGTAAGAAGTATAGGTAGAGATCAAACAAGCTTCATGAATGTAGTTTTAGAAGGCGATCAAGCAGTTCTTAAAAATACTACAAACAATGATCTGTTATTTGCTCTTCCAAAAAATAGACCGCAGTTTGACGGTATTACTGGTCAATCTATGATTGTACAAAGAAAATTTCAATTTACTACGTCAATGGGACTTACTTCTATTTCAGGAGATAACGGCGGTGGTCTTCCTGCGGGTTGTGATGCATTTTTTGGTGGATCAAATTGGGTAGTATCAGAAGTTGGCGAAGGAATTGTTGAAGGCGCAGTTTGTTCAGTTGATCCTGGTAACGTAACATTTACAATTACTGGTTTACCAGTTGGCTCTAAAACATTTAATCTTCTTGCACAAGTACAAATGAGTGGATCTACTTCAGTAGCAGAAAGATCAAAAACATTAAAAGAAACTACAATAACTCGAGGTGCAACTTCTGATTCAGATGGAAGAGGATTTAAATTTATAAGTTTAGATAAACCAGATGTTTTTACAATTAAGGCTATAAAAGAAACAGATTCAAACGGTGTAGATATATCTGGAAATTTTGTATTAGATAACGGTCAAAGAGATAATTATTACGGCATAGGTAGATTATTACCTAAACAAAACGTTGATATGCCTGCGGGTAATGTATTTGTAAGATATCAATATTTCGAACATGAACCTTCGGTGACTGGTGTTGGCGGTCAAAAATGTTACTTTAGTGCTACTTCTTATAAGAATAACTCAAATGCAGTAGGATCATTAGATGGTACTGGAGTAACATATGAAACAATACCAGATTATACAAAGGGCAATGGACAAAAAGTTAATTTAAGAGATGTTTTAGATTTTAGACCAGTAGCTGTATTACAACATGACTTTGATTCAGCTGGTGCTACACTAAAAGCTAATGGTCATTTTAATATTACTTTTGATTCAAATGGTCCAGACGTTGCTGGTACAACTCCGCTTATTCATTTATTACCACAACCTGGCGGAACAGTTCAAGCCGATATAACATATTTTTTAGGAAGAAAAGATCGTCTAGTTGCAAACTCTTCAAATCTTAGAGGTGGAAGATCTGCGACTGGATCTATAGATTACATTCAAGGTTTACCAAGCTTTGATCCTGAATTACCAAATCTTCCAAACGGAGCTATGCCACTTTATAACGTCAATTTAGGTGGAAATACAGTTAATACAAAAGATATTACTACAGAGCCGTATGCAAATAAAAGATTTCAAATGGCCGATATTGCCAGATTAGAACGAAGAATTGATAATTTAGATGAAGTCACATCATTAAGTTTATTAGAATTAAATACGTCAACACTTAATGTTGTAGACTCTGCTGGAAATTCAAGAGTAAAATCTGGATTTTTAGTAGATAATTTTAGAGATTATTCATTTACAGATATTACTAATAATGAACAAAGAGCAAGTATTGATCCACAAGCAGGATATTTATCACCTTTAGTTGTATCAAAGGTTACAAGATTACAATACGATTCAGCTGATGCTGCAAGCAACGCTGCTCTTCGTGGAGATAACTTATACTTATCAATGTCAGATTCTGCAGTAGAATACATTAATCAAAATCTTGCAACTACTACAGAAAATATTAATCCATTTGCAGTCATCAGATCAAATGGACATATCGAATTATCGCCTGCTACAGATACATGGGTAGAAACTCAATTTGCGCCAGCCGAAGTTAATGGTGGTGGAACTGTAACGCAAGTAGTACCAACACAAGTTCAATTTGGAAGTTTAGCCGCTTTTAGAGATAATTGGATTGGACAACCGACTGCGTGGAATGTTGGAGAAACATCAGTAGCAGCGTCTGGTAGAAGAAGAGATTTTTCAAGAACAAATACAAGAAGTGTTACAATTAGTGGTGGATTTGATACTGTAACTACACAAGTTGGGGAAAGAGTATTAAGTGTTTCAATATTACCGTTTATGAGATCAATTAAAGTTTACTTTAGAGCTCAAGGCTTAAGAAGAAAAACAAGACACTTTCCGTATTTTGGTGGCAGTGCAATTGACAATTTTACGAGACAAGAATCATTTGCTCGATATTCAACAAGAACCGATGCGGGTTCGGTAAGTGCCGGTGCTACCGCTCATCCAGATGGTTCGACTAATCTTATTTCAGATAGTAATGGAACTATTACAGGTTCGTTTATCATTCCAAGTAGTAATACATTGCAATTTAATACAGGTACGCAACAGTTTAAATTATTAGATATTAGTGGTGGTATAGATTCGAATTCTATATCTTCAGCTAATACTTCTTTTACTGCGTCTGGTACATTAGAAACAAGACAAAGAATATTTACATCAACAAGGGTTGAAAGAGTTCAAACTGTTGTTGAAGAAAGCACACAATCATGGACACAATGGGTTGATCCACTTGCACAATCATTTTTAGTTGATCCTATCGATAATCCAAATGGTGTGTTTATAACTAAAGTAAAGATTTATTTTGCAACAAAAGATGATAATCATGGTGTGCCTGTTCAGTGTCAGATAAGACCAATGGAAAATGGAGTTCCCGTAAATCAACCTTTACCGCAAGCTGTTAAGTTTGTAGAGCCTGCCAGTGTTAACGTAACTGCTCTAAGTGGTGCAACGATGAGTGGCGTGCAAGGTGCAGGAACTGATTTTAAATTTGATGAACCAATTTACTTAGCGCCTGGTGAAGAATATGCGATTGTTCTTCTTGCAGAATCAACGGCTTATACGGTCTATGTAGCAGAAACTTATGAGTTTGTTGTTGGCACAACATCTCAAAGAATAGCTAAACAACCAACGCTCGGTTCATTATTTTTATCTCAAAATGGTTCAACGTGGACACCTGAGCAAAGTAAAGATTTAATGTTTACTTTATATAGAGCAGATTTTAATACAAGCAGTTCAGCAATATTAAATACGCAAACTCCTCCAAGAGAAACATTAGCCACTAATTCAATTCAAACTGTAAATGGCGATGCAGACGTAAGGGTATTTCATACTGGTCATGGATTTTCTAAAAATGATAAAGTTACTATTGAAGGTATAACTGATACTATAGCAGGTATAACTGCATCTAACATAAATGGAAATAGAACGATAACAGAAGTAGACGCAACAGGTTATACGTTCGGAGCTGGAGCTGCAGCAAATTCAAATGTTAGAGGCGGTGGATCTAATATGGTTGTAACTGCTAATACTGTATTTAATACTTTTCTACCGCAAATACAAACTTTACAAGTATTAAATACTAATATATCGGCTGAGGCAAAATTTACTACTGGTCGTTCTTTTGGTAATTCAAATTCTAGAACTTCTGGAAGATCATACGCTAAAGATACTAGTTTTTCTAATATTGTTTTAAATGAATTTAATTTTACAGATAATTCAAAGGTAATACTTACCGATTCAAATGCTACAGAAATAAGTAATGCCAAATCTGCCACTATTAAATTAAATCTATCTACAAATGATTCAAAGGTTTCGCCAATAATTGATTTACAAAGAGTAAACTTTGTTGGATTTGAAAATTTAATTGATAAACTAGATTCAACAGGAACTGGCGGTGATGGTATTAAACCAATATTAACATCATTTGTGCATGAAACAGAACCAACAGATGGTACGCATTCGGCTAAACATTTAACAAAACCAGTTAACCTAGAAGAATCCGCAGTTGGATTAAAGATATTATTTGCAGCTAATAGGCCAGCTGATTGTCAATTTAGAGTTTATTATAGAACTGCGACGTCAGATGAAGATCTATCTACTCAAGCTTTTAGATTACAACCAGAATTTAGTAACAATCCAGCTGATGACGATAATCAAACTTTTAGAGAATATGAATATCTACCAGGTGGACAAATTGGTAATTTAGATGCATTTACAAAATTTCAAATTAAGATTGTTATGAGATCAACAAATCAATCTAAGATACCAACATTAAAAGATCTTAGAGTAATTGCGATGGTGACATAATGAGTGATCATATACGAGTTGAAGGGCATTCATATCTCATGAGAGATGGCCAATCCGGAGCTATAATAAATACAAATGTAAATGAAATGACTCAAGCGCGTGTAAGAAAAGCACAGTGGAAAAAACAACAAAATGAAATAAAAGAATTGAAAAGCGAATTACAAGAAATGAAAAAACTTTTAAATCAAATGATAGAGGTAAATGATGGCCGTAACAGTAGTTAATTTATCTGATACCATTTCACAATGGGTGACTAAAACGAATACTATATCAAGTGATTTAGGTGATAAATCTCTTTTAGCAACACCTGTTACGACTGATGTAGTATCTGCAATTAATTCTATTAAAACAAGAGATTCGGCTGGTGTAAGAACAATAGAAAATTTCACAAGTTTTAACTTCGATAACGTTGTAACATTACAAATATTCGACTCATCAGGAAGTGTATTAAAAACGCTTAGAACGCCGGGGTCTTAAATGGCCTATCGTTTTCCTTTATATTACGATCGCAGTAATGATTCGTTAAGAACCATGACGCAGGCTCAGTTAGTCGAGATCGTTGACGCTGTTAGATATGAATTTGGAAAAAATCCATTTCCAAGTTTATTAACAATACCAAGTGGCGGTAATTTTCCCGCATTAGAAGAAACAAGATTACAAGCAGGAACTCACGTAACTCATCCGAGTACTTTTATTGACGCACCTAATACTTCAACTGTCACAACAACATTTCAAAAATTAGATCAAGACGTAACCAATAGTACTAACATGGATACTTCTATTATGCCTATGCCATGTTACTACGATACTGGTGACGGTTCTATTAAACATATGTCGATGCAAGATGTAAAAGATACTTTTATCTATCCAGCATTAACAATATTATCTGATGGCACAGATCAACCTGGCACATACAAAGTAACAACTATAACAAATTTAGCTGGTCACTCCGTTGATGTCGGTAATGGAGCTTTTTACATCGATACTCGCGCAGATGCTTCTGCTTATACATCTTCAAATATACCAGAAACTCAAGATCAGCCAACCACAATAACATCATATTATATTGCGAGAGTTAATAACATTCCTGATCCTGTTCATCAATATCCAATGGTCATATTACCTGATGGAAATATTCACGAATATATAAAAGTAGAATTTAGAAGATTATTACGACATACCGTACGATCGGCTTCAAAATTCGACACTGGTTTTAAGATAAGATATGGATATAATGACGGATCCACACATACTTCTGCTGGAATAAATATGGGTACAGGTATAACAGATACAAGATTAAATAATCAAACAACTGGACAACTTCAAGTTCATGGCGATGATTATAGAACTCAAGATTTTCCTTCTGGCACACCGATAACAGCTAACACTACTTTTTTAAGAATACGGAGAGATTAAATATGCAACCTGGTTATGAATTTGTTGAAGCGAGATTTATAGATGAAGACCACCTTAACGTAGCAGTTATGTGGAAATCACCAGAAGAACAACTTATAGAAGAAGTTATATCTTCAGATCCAACTCAACCACAATGGAATCGACTTATGAAACACACAACAGAAAAAGCTGTGTGGGATCGAACTGCTGAATGGAAATTAGAAGAAAAGAAAAAGTTTGATGCTTATATCAGACCTGTAGTTGATGTTGAAGTTGAAAGAAGAGTTCAAGCAGAAATAGCTCTTAGAGAAAAAAAAGTTAAAGAAGAAGTAGCTCATAGATTAGTTGAAACATATCCTGTTTTAGTTGATGAGTTAAATACAAAAAGATCTGAAGTAACAAATTTAGTAAAATTAGTTAAAGGAAAAGAAGGGGAAATAGACAATTTAATAACAAATGTTAATTTAAAAGAAGGCGAAGTTCAGATTTTAGCAAGAGATAATAAAATTCTTGTAGAAGATATTGAAAGAATAAACTCGAATATGCTAGAGTTTATCGACAAGCCTTTTACTGCAGCTGCTTCTGACAAATTCCAAAAAGAACTTACAGCTATTAAACAGCAATTAATGCAGGAAATGACTATGACTCCTGAAAAATTATTTCAATTACTTATTGAAAATAATGAAAATGAAGAACATTTATTTAAATTTAAGTTAGAAGCTTTTAAATTAGATCATATTAAAAATGCCAAATCTAAAAAAATAAAAACAGATATACGAAAAGCAAAAACTCTTATCGAATTGTTTAAATTAATATAATGAATATAATATTTGTTAAATGGGGTACTAAGTACTCGAGTGATCACGTTATCAATTTATATAATTCTTTAAAGAATTACGATTATCCAAATCACTACTATTATTGTTACACAGATAGAGATGCAGATATTTTAATTAATGCTGGTCTTAGAACAGTTCCTATTCCAGAAAAACCAATGTTAAAAAGGTGGTGGAATAAGCTTAAAATGTTTGATAAAGATTTTCCATTAGTTGGAAAAAATTTATATTTTGATTTAGATGTTAAAATAAATTCTGATCCTTTTAATATCGTTGAACAAGTCAATTGGAATAAACTAACAGTAATTGATTGTCATTGGAAAAAATCTAATTTATATAAAAGATTGTCTAATTACGATGTTGATATAAATTCATCAATGCTAGCGTGGCATTCTAAATCAACTAGTGTGCATGAAATGTGGGATCATTTTTATAACTCTGGTTATAAAGATTATTTTTTAAGAAAATACGTTGGAATAGATCGCTATATAGTACATGAAGATTTTGAATATAATACATTTCCACATGACTTTATACAATCATATAAGTATGAACCAGATAAAAAAGCACCAGTGACAACTTATGAAGAGGTAAATTTTGAAGGAACAAATTCTATATCGTAGTCTTAAGATTATAGAAGAAATATATGATGAATCACAATACGGCGTAGATGATTTATATCGTATAAAGGATATTGTACATTCGTTAGACGACAATCATTGGAATAGTAAACAATGGCTTGTCGATACGTTAACGCCTATTCATAAAAAATTGTTTCCAAATAATTGTAAAATGTATATTGCAGGTGGCTGGTATGGATTACTTGGTCATCTTTTACGTGATAGATTTAGTGATAATCATATCGTCTGTGGCGATATAGATCCTATGACAGAACACTATGGCCATAAGTTATTTTATGATAGAGATATAGAATTTAAAATTGAAAACTGTTTACAGTCAAAAGATTTAGACGCTAATATAATTATTAATACTAGTTGCGAACATATGGATAAAGATGATCTTGCAGACTTTATACAAATGAAAAATAAAGAATCTTTAATAGTATTGCAAACTAATGATTATTATGAGTTAGATTCTCATATTAATTGTTCAAATACATTAGAAGAATTTTGTGAGTTTGTTGAACCTTTATTATCAAAGAAATGGATTGTATCTAAAGCATCTTTAGATTTAGGCGACTTTAGTAGATACATGGTAATAGGTCAATGAACGTAGTTTATAGCATATACATTGATATTGACGATAATAATTTAGACAATCCTGGTTGGTGGGAAAATGGTGTACAAATAAAAACAAACAAGAGTTTAGAAACTAAATTAGCATTTAAAAGAAATTATGATAAATTAAATAAAGTAAAAAAAGATTATGCAGAATTAATAGGAGCCGACTATGTTTTATTTGAAAATGATAACCAATACAAAGAATATTTTAAATCATTTCAAAAAAAATATTCACAGATATCTGAGTACGATGTTATAAATTTTTATAAGCAATGGTTAATGAAAGAGATGGCATTGAAATATGATAGTGTTTGCTATCTAGATTTTGATGTTATACCAAATACAAAAGATGATATATTTAAAGCACATAAAATAGATACGCATTTTGCTTGTGCTGAAAATAATTCTTTAGCATTATGGGGAAAAATAGTAAATCCAAATAAATATAATACTTGTATTCGAAATCCTGCATCAAAATATTGGAATTGCCATGCAATGTTATTTGAAAAAGGATTAGAGCCAGAAACTGATGTTTTTAATACAGCAATTATGGTTTCGTCAAGTAAGATAATAAATCAATTAAATTATTTTGGTGATTTTGATAAGACTTTAGATTTAATGACTTACGTAAAAAATGATAAAGATTCTATGTACCCTCATAATATAAAAAGAGTTTTTGGATATGATAACGAAACTGTGTTTGCTTACAGAAGAGTAGTTAATGAAATAAAAATAGATTATATTACCGATGATTGGCACTGGAGAGTTGATTCGGATATATGGAAAGAAGACGCAAAAATGTTTCATGTCATGAATAAAAAGTTTGGTTTATTTTTATGAAAATATATTGTGTAAGTATAGGTGAAAAATATGGACCAGAGTTTGAGAAATATTTAGAAAATAAACTTGGTACAATAATTTGGATACGAGATCAAATAGCTCCTAACGTTCCATTGCAATGGAATAAAATGTACCCGATGTCTTTAAGTGATACCGAACCTGTTTGTGTAATTGATTTAGACATTGTTTTAGAAAATGATTACATGGATTTATTTAATTATCCAATAGAAAGAGGTGAGTTTTTATCAATTCATGGTTGGTGGAGAGATGCGCCGGGTTATACATTAAATGGTGGATTTTTTAAATACTATCCGATTGACTGTAACTACATATATGAAAAGTTTATGTCTGATATTGAAAAATGGAAAGTACATTATATTAAAAATAAAACTACAATCGGTCCAGTAAACGGCGAACAATATTTTGTAGAAGATAGTGTTAATGAAAAATTAAAATTAAAACTTGCGCCTGCAAGTTGGGTTACAAGATGGAAAAACGATTACAGTCATATATGGTTTGAAGAATTAACAAAGAAATATATAGATGCATCAGGAGAAGATTATCTTAAAAAAGATGATTGGAATCCTAATATAAAACTAGTTCATTATAATCACACATTAAATAAACCACAATGAAATGTTTAGTACCAGATACTGGAATTACAATTAATCCGATAGGAGAGCTTGTATTATGCTGTGCAGCTGATCATGTTCCTATTGGTCATATTAAAGATATAGACGATGTTTCTGATTTTTTTAATTCAAAAGTTTATAATGATTTAAGAAAAAAATTTAAATTAAAAGAATTTCCTAATCAATGCGATGTATGTAAAGTTCATTATGATGCAGGAAGAATAGCAAGATTTGATTCTTATAATAGAATCTTTAATTTTCCTACATATGAGCAGGACATTTCTAGTAAAACAATACCTATACGTTATTTAGAAATTACTACAAGTAATATTTGTAATCAGATGTGTGTTACTTGTTCTGGTAAATATTCATCTAAATGGGCTCCATACGAACAGCATGCTATTGATGTTGGATTAAAATGGAGAAATGAAAATCATAAGTTTCATACAGAAATTTATAAAATGACTGATAACGACGTTGATAAGATTTTAAAAATAGTTCCGCACCTACAACATTTAACAATAAAGGGTGGTGAGCCTTTTGCTGATCATAATAATATAAAGATACTAAAATTATTAGGAGAAACAAACCCTAAATGCCGTGTAGAGATATGTACTAACTTTCAATTAGTGACTAATACAGTTATTGATTTACTGCATAAAATAGAAGATGTTCATATACAAGCAAGCATCGATGGAACTTATGCTTTATACGATTGGATTCGTGGTGGTAATTTTGAAAAAACAATCAACAATATCAATAGATATCATGCAGTAGAAGGAAGACAAGTTCTTCCGGCTGTATGCATATCAATATACAATTGGATGAACATTGTTGAGCTAATAGATTTTTTTAAACCTATGAAGGCAGTTCCAATGGTTGGTCTTGCAAACTTAGTAACATTTCCAAAGTATTGTTCACCACTATATTTGTATCCTCGACATATAAAAGAAGGCCTTGATAAATTTTATAATTATTTAAAGGGTTATAAAAAGATTACAGAAAAAAGTTACAAGTGTGACGACTTAATAATAAGTGGCGTCAATAATATTAAAAGTGTAAAATATACAGAAGATTTTTTAGGAAACGATGTTATACAAAAACGCATGATAGAATGGATAGATTTTTGTTTAATTGCTCGTCAAAACAATGAAGACATATACGAATTAGCACCATATTTAAAAGAATATAATAATGCCAAGTCCTAGATACATTTATTTACATAAAAAATTAACTAAAAAAGTTAATCCAGAATCTTTGATAATTGCTAATAAAAAAAGAACTATTCCAGAATATCAAAAATACATTAGCTGTTTCGCACCTTTTAATCATCTTAGAATTAATAGATTAGGCGAAGTATCACCGTGTTGTTTTGCTACATACAGAGAAAGATGGAAAAGAGGTAGTGTTAGTTTACGTGAAATTTGGTTTGAAGGTATCATGACCAAATATCAAGAGCAAATGATTAATCAAAAATTACATTCGGGTTGTACTATATGCATTAATAAAATTAATCGAAATATTACTCCGCATATTCCAGATTATGATTGGAATGATAATGATAGAATGAGAAGCGCACTTAATATAACCTATCCTAAAATACTCGATATCGAATTATCTAATTTATGCAATTTAGAATGTCCTATGTGTTTCGGTTTTTTATCGTCTAAGCATGCTATGAATCGAGATAAATTTTATAATGAAAAAGCTGATAAAGCAGATCGAGGTAAGAAAAAAGAATGGGGCGCAAATAGATTTGATAGCGATAAAAACTTAGACGCGTTTATTGAAGAATTAAAAGAATTTATACCGCATTGTAAAGAAATGCGTTTTTCAGGAGGTGAGCCTTTTGCACATAAAGCCATGTATAAGATAGCAAAAGTAGTTGCAGAAATTAATCCAAAAGTTAAATTAGAAATATGTACAAATGGAACTGTATACAATAAAAATGTTGAAAAAATTATAAAAGAAAATAACGTTTATTTCTCATTTTCTATCGATACTGTAATACCAGAAGAATATAATTCTATTCGTGTTGGTGCTGAATACGAAAAAACATTTCGAAACATTGAAAAAATATCTCAATTAACGAAGCCAGAAAATATAACAATATCTACTGTTTTAATGAGTAAGAATTGTGAAAACTTTATAAAATTTTTTAAATGGGGTTACGACAGAAAATATAAAATATTTGTTAATACGTATGATCTTCATGGAAGAAGAAGATGGATACCTGATTGGAGTTTATATTTAGTTGACAAAGAAATAAAAGATAATGTTGTCAAGCAATGCGAATATTGGTTAAACAAAATTAAAATAAACGAAGAAGATTATAAGTCAGAGGATTTGCTTGAAACTATAAATTTAGCTAAAAAATTAGCTACTGTTCGAGTGTATAATGATAATTATGAAAATCAGCTTAAAAAAGTAATATTTTTATTGAAAGAAAATAATAGTAATGTCTAGACATTTTCATGGAAAAGAAAATAGAGATCTTATAAAGCATAAACATTTTGTATATGAACAAGATGGTGCTTATCATAAAAGAATTACCAAATTTAGAACCCGTCATTGGTTTAATAACCGTGGTAAATCATATGCAGAAGATATTTGGTTTAAAACTTATAAGAAAAGATTTAATGATCATCCTAATTTTGTATCTTTATTACACATTGATTTTGATGACAAATATTATAAAATGAGTAAAATCGATTACATTTGTACATTATATGAAAGATTAGATAATTTACTAGTAAATCAAGCAGCAAAAAAATATTCTAAAAATAAAAACAAATATTTAGAAGATGAAAAAGAATGTATACAAAAAATATTTAATCAATATAAAATTATTGTAAATTATATTCTTTCGTTTAACGACAATTTTTTACATACTGATATATGGGGTTATCAAAATATATTAGTTGATAAAAATAATAATCTATTCTTAATCGATCCAGACGGATTTTCACATTTAAGCAGATATCACTCACACTGGGCAAAATATAAGATGTATAAAAACCTAGCAGATATCAAAAGAATAGAACTTTTCATTATAAATAATGATATTAATATCTCTTGGGAAAGAATTAGATACGGTTATTTGTCAGATAGTTGTAAAATACCTGCATCTATTTAAACTTTATATTATATAAATAACATAAATAGTTTTTTTAAGGTATTTTATATAAATGGCTAGGTACGAAGAATTCACTATAGATAAAGGTTCAGACGTTTCAATTCAATTGGAATTGACTGATGCGGGTGGTGGAAAGAAAAATCTAACTGACCACTCATTAAGAGCAAGAATAAAGAAAAATTATAATGATAGCGCAGGAGAAGCTATTAACTTTTTTACAGCAATACCTCTTGAAACCCAAACTCAGGGTGTTGTTACTTTAGGATTGACGCATGGTCAAACTAAAAGTATGAAAGCTGGAAGGTACGTGTTTGATGCTGAGTTAAATCATATTGCTGCAGGTGGACTTCGAATAAAGGAACGTGTTTTAGAAGGTATTATTACTGTTACGCCTTCTGTAATGGATTCGGCATAGGAGAAATAAATGGCGACAATCGTAAATACAATCACACAATCGACTCCGAGTTCATCACCGGCTGAGGGTCAAGAAAAGAAAAATTTCGATTCGTCAAGAATAGACTTTTTATCAAGTTCATTCGCAAATATTGATTCAGGAAGATATACAAATCTTCATATCGATTCAAGCCATATTAATACATTAACTGCTAATAGTATTTCCTTTACTGGATTAAATGTTGATTCAGGTAATATTACTACGCTATCAACGACTACTCTAAACCCTGCTACTATAAATGCTACTACCATAAATGGTGATTCTGGTAACTATGTAAATCTTACGGCCACTAATTTAACTGCTACTAATTTAAATATTAGTAATGGTACTACACTTTCTTTTTCAGGTATATTTACAAATTTAACGGCTGATTCAGCTAATATTACAAATATCACATCGCATACTTTAAAAAGAACACCACCTGCCGGTGTAACGCCTGGCAAATACGGTCAGATGGGTGCTAATAGTAAATTATCTAAAGCGCCAATAATAACAGTTGACTCTTCTGGGTTTATCAATATAACAGATCAAGGCGCTGTTGCTGGTGTGGCAAGTACTGCTTTTGATAGTGCAAGTTTTAACTTTAGTATTAATACCACTGATAGTGGAAGTACACCAGTAGTTAAAATGGCTCATACAAGAAAGCCTGGTTTGGATGCGAGTGCGGGTTTTTATGGAACATCATCTAAAATTCCAACAGTAAAAATAAATCAATACGGTCATGTGGATAGTATTGCTTTAGTTGATATTGCAGGAATTAGTAGTACAAACTGGGATTCAGCAAACTCAACGTTTCAGATTACTCAAACTGATGGAAGCGTTGTAAGCGAAGTCATTAACGGTTGGGGTGACAATCAAAAAATATTTTTAGGTACTGGACAAGATTTACAAATCTATCATGATACAACAAACAGCGTTATTAAAGATAACGGTGATGGTAGTTTAATTCTTGCTAGTGATAATGTCGCTATTCAAAATGTTGGTCAAACAGAAACGATGGCTACATTTCAACAAGATGCAGGTACTGCTTTATATTTTGACAACGGACAAAAATTAGTAACAACAACGGCTGGTGTTCAAGTTACTGGTACTATGACAACAACTTCTGGAATTACTGCAGGTAGTCATATCTTACCAGCAACTGATGGCGACGTTGATCTCGGATCTGCTACAAAGAAATTTAGAGATTTACATTTAAGCGGTTCAACTCTTAAAATCGGAACTATACAATTTAAAGATAGCGCATCTGGATTAAGAGTAGAAAAGATTACTGGCAATGAGGTAGTTCCGATTGTTTTTAGAGAACTTAACGTTGATTCTGCTACAGTAACAGGTAATATTACCGCAGGTACTTTTACAGGTGACGGTAACGCTCTTACTAATTTTAATCCAGCTCAAATTAGAACACATATAACTGCAGGAACTGGTGTTAGTTTCGTTGGCGGAGAAATTGCAATTGGTCAAGCAGTTGGTACTGGTAATGATGTACAATTTAAAGATCTTATATTAACTGGAGACTTAACAGTTCAAGGTAATACAACTACTTTAAATACCGCAACCTTAGATGTTGAAGATAAAAATATTACGATTGCAAAAGGTGCAGCATCAGCGGCAGATGCAGATGGTGGTGGTATAAACATCGAAGGTGCTGGTGCTAATTTTACTTACACAAGTAGTAATGATAGATTTAATATGAATAAAGACCTTCAGGTTTCCATGATGCATGGTAACGTAACAGGAACAGTATCATCACTAGCAAATCACGATACAGATGCTCTTTCAGAAGGTTCTACGAATCTTTATTTTACACAAGGTAGAGCAAGACAATCTATTAGCGGTGATAAGGGTTTAACTTATAACTCTGGTACCGGAATCATGGACGTTGATTCATCGAATATTATAGAATTTACAAGAGCTTCTTTAGGAGGTGATAAAGGTTTAACCTATAATACTACAACCGGTGTCATGGATGTTGATTCTGCTAATGTAAAAGAAATGTTTACTGGTGTGAATAACATAGTATATAATAATTCCACCGGTCAAATTCGTACAAATATAACAAGTGCAGATCTATCAACAGATAGTTCTTATTTAACTGCCACATCATCTAATCAAGTAATATCATCAATATCAGCATTAACTCATAGAAGTGTAAAGTTTTTAGTTCAAGTACGAGTTGATGCAGGTGGAGAAAAAGTTCAAACTTCTGAGATAAATGTTATACATCAAGGTGGAAATGCATTTATGACAGAATACGGTAGAGTAGGTAATACTGACGATAATTTGGCTACTTATGATGCAGACATAAACACAAATAATTTAAGATTGTTAGTGACTCCAGCAAACGCAAATACAGAATTTAAAGTATTTAAAACGGCAGTCAAAATCAATACAACTTAATAACGGCAGTTAATATTACAGGATAGATCATATGCCTATTAGAAAAATAACGTTACAGAGAGCAGCTACAGATAAGCCGCAGCTAGGGATAGATTTTATTGATTCGAGTTTTGCGTTAGACTCATCAGAAGCAATTCAACTACTAGGATTTAATCCAACACTTGGTGGAAGTTTTGTAGACTCTGCGGAAGCTAGAAAACTTATTGAAGGAGATAAAGGTTTAACTTATAACTCTGGTACAGGTGTTATAAGTGTTGACTCAGCAAACATCAAAGAAATGTTTGAAGGAGATAAAGGCTTAATCTACAATAATTCTACCGGCGTTATGAGCGTAGATTCTTCTAATATTATAGAATTTACTCGAGAATCAATATCCGGCGATAAAGGTTTAACTTATAATAATACTACTGGCGTATTTAATCTAGATTCAGCAAATGTTAAATTAATTTTTGGAACAGATAATAAAGGTTTAGTTTATAGTAATGGTACATTTAACGTTGACTCTACAAACATAAAAAGTTTTACTGTTGCTGATGCTATCAATAACGGTATCACGGATGTTGCACCTTCACAAAATGCGGTATTTGATAATTTAGCTTTAAAAGCAGATATATCACTTGTTCCAACTTTAGGCGATGATTTTGTTGATTCGGCCGAAGCAAGAAAATTAATTTCAGGTGATAAAGGATTAACATATAATAATGCAACCGGTGTTATGGATCTCGACTCTGCTAATGTTACAGAAATTGCTCGAGCAAGTATTATATCACATAATAAAGGAATAACATATAATAATACTAGTGGTGTTATTCAAGTTGACTCTTCAAATATTAATGCAATAGCTGACGCAAGAATAACCACTGCCTTAGCTGGTAATATTATAATCGGTGGTAACTTAACAGTTACTGGTACATCAACAACCACAATATCGAATACAGTTAATATCGGTGATAATATAATTGTATTAAATGCCGATGAAACTGGAGCTGCTTCGCAAGATGCAGGGATCGAAATAGAAAGAGGAACAGATACTAATGTTCAACTTAAATATGATGAAAGTTTAAATAGATGGCGTTTTACTAACGATGGTACAACTTTTCAAGATTTAGGAGCAGGTACTGGTGATATTACCGGTGTTAATATTACTGCTGGCACTGGACTAACAGGTACGGTAAGTACGTCTTCAGGTGATCATACACAAACACTTGATGTTGATGTTGGTACTGCAGCTAATAAAATAGTTCAATTAGATGGTACTGCAAAGTTACCAGCAGTTGATGGTTCTCAATTAACAAATCTACCATCCGCATCAACCGCCTTTACTTCTTTAACAGATACGCCTGCTAATTTTACTGGTGCTGCAACTAAAATAGTAAGAGTTAATGCCGCTGGAAATGCATTAGAATATTTAACTGATACAACATTAGTTGATGCTGATTTTTCTTCTGCAGGTTTAATGAAAACAGATGGAGCTGGTAATTATTCGTTAGTTACAGATGCAAGTGCTAATTGGAATACCGCATTTGGTTGGGGCAATCATGCTAGTGCTGGTTATTTAACATCGCAAACATCTCATGCTGATGTTTTAGTTGATGGTGATTTTTCATCAGCAGGTATCATGACAACAAATGGTTCTGGCACTTATACTATAATTACAGACAATAGTTCAAATTGGAATACTGCGTTTGGTTGGGGTAATCACGCCAGCGCTGGCTATCTTACTGGTACTTTACCAACTTTAGGTAACGATTTTGTTGATTCGGCCGAAGCTGCTAAAATACCAGAAACAGAATTTAGCGTAACAACAGCAAATGGCGGTGTGTACAAATTTACTGGCGATGGTTTCCCCACTCAATCAGGTGATAATCCACCTATCTTTTTTACTCGTGGTAAAAAATATGTTATAAACAATTCTTCTCATTCAGCACATCCACTTTATATCAAAACAGTTGGCGGAGCTGGAACAGGAAATCAATATACTTCAGGTGTAACCGGTCAAGGATCTGTTAAAGTTACTTTTGAAGTTCCAATGGATGCTCCAAAGAAATTATATTATCAGTGCTCTATTCACGCTGCTATGCAGGGTGAAATTTTCATTGCAAATCCTGAACATGGACCTGACTCTGCAGACGTCAATACATTAGCAGATGCTAGAATAGCTGCTGCTTCAATTAACGCTTTATCAGAC